GCGGAACGGGCGCTGCGGCTGCTGGGCCTCGGTCGAGCAGTAGTTGCACGCCTGGCCGGACCCGTAGGCGACCGCGGCGTCGGCCTCCGCGAGGTTGGCGAACGAGAGGCGCATCACGGGCACGGCCCTACATCCCCCGAGCCGCAGCTTGGACGGCCGCCCGCATCCGGGGCGAGGTCCGGATCATGCGCTCGAGCGCGTCCGCGAACGCCCGAGCCTGGGCCTCGGGATCTCGGCCCCCGCCCTGCACGACGATGTCCCCGAACTGAACCGAGACCGCGCCACCGCCGCCGCGCGAGACAGCCTCGCCCATGTGCAGAAGGTACGGGGCGGTGCGCGGCACGTAGTCCGTCCCGCCGGCGTAGCTTCCCGCGACCGGCGCGGTGGGGTAGAAGAGCCCCGTCGTAGGGTCCGGGTACGTGCTGACCCCGGCCGGGACCTGCGCGAGCGTCGCCCAGGGCCCCCGCGCTGAGCCGTTGCCGCCGAGCCCCGCCGTGTTGGCCGCGATCTGCGCGAGGTACCCGACCGCCACCTGGTCGATCGTGAGGCTCTGCGAGGCCCGCGCGTTCGCCTCCTCGCTGAGCCGGCCCAGCAACTCGAGCGCCGCCTCGGGCCCCATCGAGGGGTCGAGGCGGTCGATCACCGACTGGAGGTCCGCGTGGAGGAGCGCGAGCTCGTCGACGACGGCCTGCTGCTTCTCGCGCATGAAGTCCTCGAACGGCGCGCCGCCCGTGAACTCCGCGACGCGCGCGCCGAGCGCGGCGCTCACGCTCTCGAGCGTCGCGGCCACGTCCTCGAACAGCGCCTGGAAGGCCGCGCTCGGGCGGTCCCACAGGAGCTGCCCGGCCTCGAGCACCCCCTGGGCACCCGCCACGAGGGCCTGCGCCATGCCGGGGTCCGGCGCCGCGAAGAACTTGTCCAGCAGCTCCTGGAAGTCTGCCCGGCGCGCCCCGTAGATCTCCGACGGGTTCGTGCTCGCGAGCTCGCTCGCGCGCAGGCCCTGGACCGCCGCGTCGACGAGCGCCTGGGCCCCGACCCAGGCCCCCACCACCTGCTGGATGTAGGCCAGCTCCTCCTGGTACCGCTGGGCGATCGTCGTCCGGAGGTCGTCCGTCAGCGCGATGGCGGTCGCGAGGTCCGGGGCCTCGGCGATGGCCTGGCGCGCGCCGGCGATCTCGTCCGCGAAGTCCGACACCAAAGCGTCGAGCTGGGTGCGGAACGCCGCGAAGTCCGCCGCGGACTCCGTCGTGATGCCGGCCGCCTCGCCGACCTCCTTCCGGAACTCCCGCACGGCGTTCCGGAGCTGCTCGAGCGCCGAGCGCGCCGCGGTGATCTGCTGCGCGTCGAGCTCCACCAGCGCCTCGACGAGCGCCGCGATCTGGCCCGAGATCCCCTGGTTCATCCCGGTATCCTGGGCTGGGCCGGCCCAGAGCAGCGTCCGGACCTTCCGGATGAGTTGCGGGTCCGAACGCATGGCGGCGGCGAACTGCTCGTAGGTCATCGTCGCCTCGAGCGCGTCCGGGCCCTTCCCGACGTAGACCCCGGAGGCGCCGGGGTACAGGTCGGTCGGCCGCGCGGCGGTCGCGGGCGTGAACGCGAACGGGAACTGGAAGCCCGGCGGCGCGACCGGGGGCCCGATGCCGCTCGGAGGCGACACCGCACCGAAGTCGGTCGGGGAGAAGAACGTCGACGCGACGGGGTTCCACCCCCCGCCCATCGCGCCGGGCTGGAACGACGCGATCACGTCGTAGAGGTCCCGCAGGCTCTGGACGCCGCCCAGGGCCCCGCCGAACTCGTTGTAGAGCTGGACCTGCTGGGCGCGGGACTCCGCGTCGCGCTGCGCCCGCGTCTTCTTCTTGCCCCCGAACAGCCCGCCGAGGAACCCGCCCGCGGAGCCTCCCAGCGCACCGCCGAGGAGCGCCCCGATGACCGTCCCGATGCCGGGGACTATTGAGCCGATGATCGCCCCGCCGACCGCCCCGGCCGCCGTCCCGGCGTACGTGCCGATCGCCGCGGGCCCGGTCGGGTCGCCGCCGAAGATCGCGGACCCGAGGTTCAGCGCGATGCCGGCCGCCGCGAGGTAGGGCGCGAAGGACGAGATCATCCCCGCGCTTCCGAGGAGTCCGGATGTCGGCGCCGTCGCGGCCCCGCCGATCGCCCCGACCCCGGCGCCGAGCTCGAGTGCCCCGGTCCCGAACGACACGCTCGCCGGGAGCCCGAACGCGGCGCCGCTCAGGCCGCCGAGCGCGTAGTTGCCCGGGAGGTTGTAGATCCCGGGGAAGGCGTTCGCGAACCCGAGCCCGGCCTGGAACGCTCCGGCCCCGCCGAACCCCCCGGCCGCGCTCGCGCCGCCGACGCCGCCCGACACGACCGCCGACCCCGCGGCCTGCGCGGCGCCCCCGAGGAACCCGCCCCCCGCCCCTCCGCCGCCCCCGAGGAACTGCATCGTGAGGCCCGCCGCGAGCGTCGCCAGGGAATTGATCAGCGGCGCCAGCGCCTGGCGGATCACGCGCTGGGCGAACTCCACGATGATGTACTGCCCCAGGTTCGCGAACGCCGCCTTCACGGTCTGGGTCCCCTGGATGATGCCGGTCGCCAGCTTCTCGAACGCCCCGCCGACCGCCCCGAAGACGTCGAGGTAGAAGCCCCGGACCTCGCCGAACCGCCGCGCCTCCTCGCGGATCGCCGCGAGGCGCTGGACCTGCTCGCGCTCCTTCGGGCCCAGCTCGTCGAGCGACCGCCCGAACAGCGTCCAGGCCGAGCGCATCTCGTCCGCCGCCTGCGCGGTCTCCGCCATCCCGGCCCGGAGCTCGACCTGCGCGGCTTTGATCGCCTCCTCGGCCCCGACGCTTTTCTCCGCGAGCACGATCTGGTCCGCGGAGATCCGCCGGAGGTCGCTGTCGACCTCCTCCATCCCGTCCGAGAGCTCGGCGAAGAACGCCGGCCAGTCGGACATCGCCTGGGAGAGGTCGTCGGCCGCGGCCTCGACCTCGGAGAGCGACTCGGCTGCCTCGTCACCCACCCGGGCGAACGCCTCGAGCGCCGCGGCGTGGTCCCGCAGGACCTCCGCGGTAGAGAGCACCCCGGTGAACTCCCTGCCGCCCCACACGGGCAGCGGCTCCTCCTTCGCAGCCGGCATCGCGGTCGGAAGCACGACGGGCGGCCCCGTCGTGGGCTCGCGCGCCAGCGCGGCCTCGAGGTCGGCGCGCTGCCGCTCCTCCGCCGCGGTCTCGGCAAACTGGAACGGCACGACGCTGATGTTCCGGCCGACGAAGTTCAGGAACCTCGTCAGCCACTTGCTGAACGGGCCGTCCTCGTGCCGCCGCGCCTGGGCGTCCAGCTCGCGGTACAGGTCCGCCACCCCGACGGCGAGGTCGCGTGTCCCCGTGACGGCGGCAGCCGTTATCTCCGCGATGTTCCGCACCCACTGAGTGAACCCCTCGGTCTGGACGAGGTCCGCGACCTCCTTCGCGAGGTCCTTGAGGGCGTTGAAGAGTGGGCGGAACCCCTCCGCGAGCGCGAGCTGGACGTTGTCCGAGATCGTGCTCGTCAGGCCGGTCCAGGTGCCGGCCATCTCGGCCATCGAGCCCCCGAACCGGCGGAACTCGGACTCGAGAGCCGCGAACGTCTCTTTCGCGCCGGCGCCCGCCTCCTGGAGCTTCTCGATCTTGGTCCGACCCTCGGCCGACAGGATGCCCATTTCCTGGAGCCGCATCGCGGCCTCGCCGAACGGGCGCCCGCCCTGGATCATGCTGTAGGCGCGCCCGAACCAGAACGCGACGTCCTGGATGCCGCGCCCCGAGACCGCGGCCGCGTCCCCCACCAACGTCAGGGACTCGCGCGCCTTCTGGGCGCTGACCCCGAACGTGAGGAGCAGGCGTGAGGCCTGGAGGATCGGGCCCGTCTCGAACGGCGTCTTGGCCGCGAAGTCGAACAGCGACCGGACGTGCTCCTTGGCGGCATCCCCGGACTTGAGCAGGGCCTTGAACTGGAGCTGGGCGGTCTCGAGCGTCGAGTTCATCCCGATGACGGCGTTCTTGGCGGCCGCCAGCGTCCCGGTGACGCCCTGGAACCCGACCATCGCGGCCGAGAACGCGAGCGCCCCCTTGACCAGGCCGCCGAACGCGAGGGAGACCTTCTGCGACTGCCGCTCGAAGTCCCGGCCGAACTGCTGCTGGCCGCGCGCCGCCTCGTCGAACCCCCGCTTCCACTCCGCCATGTCGAGGCGGAGCTTCGCGACCAGTTCCCCGACGTTGACCTCGCCCGCCACGCGCCTAGCCCTCTCTCCTGTGCCGGCGCATCTCCTCGGAGAGGATCTGCGCCATGCGGTCCTCGCCCACCAGCTCCTGCATCAGGTCCGAGACCCGGGGCGGCTGCTTCAGCATCCCGGTCGCGGCCGTGACGCGCGCCACCAACCAGGCGAGGCGCCACATCTCGCGTTCGTCCCGGCGCTGGCGCCCGACCGCCATCGCCACCAGCTCGGCGGGCGTGAGGCGCGAGAACTGCTCCGGCGTGAGGCCGAGCTGCTCATACGCCAGCGCCTCGGCCTCCCCGTACCCGACCGCCAGCTCTAGTCGGCGGCCGCCTTGTCCCCCGCCGCCCGCCCGAAGTACCCCGACTCGGTGAAGGCCTCGTTGAGCAGGTACAGGACGTCGTTCAGCGCGCCCCTCCCGCTCTCCACGTACTCGGTCACCAGCCGCTCCACGTCCTCGAACCGTAGCCGCTTGTCCTCCGACCGCAGCCCCGCGTAGAGTGCGTGCTGGAGGGTGGTGGCCGAGAGGCGCGTGAGGTCCGCCACGACCTCGCCCATCGGCTTCCCGAGTCGCGCCTCGAGCGCCTTCAGCTCGGCGAACGTGAACCGAATGCGCCTCGGCTTGTCCAGCGTGATCTCGACGCCGTTCGTCATCTCCGGAGCCCCCTTCTTGGGTTACGACGTGATGCTGCGGCTCAGGTCGCCCGCCGGCTCGAACGTCACGGTCGCGTCCAGGAGCGACCCGACCCCGCCCGACACAGGCGAGTAGCGCGGCAGGTGCCACGTGCCCTGGTAGCGCGGGTTCGCGGCCGCCGAGCAGGCGTAGCACGCCCGGATCTCGATGCAGGACTGGCACCCGACCGCCGGGAACAAGAGAGCATCCACGCAGGAAAAGTTCTGGTGGAACGTCACGTCCAGGCCCTGGGACTTCAGGCCGCCGCGCCGCTGCCGGGTATTGTGGCCCATCGCCGTCTCGTCCAGCGACTCGGCCTCGTACGTCAGGGACAGGGACGAGACGTGGCACGAGAGCGTCTCGCCGTTGAACAAGAACATCGCATTGCGCCAAACAAAGGTCGCCACAGCGCCCTCCTCCTCAGTCGCCCACCGACACGGCGGTGAGCCAGTAGTTCGTCTGCCCGCAGGTCTGGGACCAGATGCCGCGGTAGTACCGCCGCTCCGTGCTGGTGGCGGACGCGCAGTTCCACGGGATGTTCGCCCACTGCGAGTCCCGGCACGCGCGGCTCGTGAACGCCACCAGGTCGGTCCCGGTGTTGAGCGCCGTGTAGCCGCTTGAGCTGTTGGCCTGGACCAGGGCCTTGATCCCGCCGGCGGTCGAGCTCAGGACCTGGAGGGCCGCGTAGAGCGCGACGTCGCAGGCCCGGCCCCCGAGGTCCGCCACGGTCCCGGCCCCCGGCCCCGTGCAGGCGCAGACCGTCCCGGCCGTCCCGGCGTCGTTCCCGACCCCGCGCGTGGTGCCGTCCTTCAGCACGATCGCCCTGACGATCATCTCCTAGACCCCCCGCCCCACGGCCTCGAACGAGAACGGCGCGATGTCGCCCACCGCGCCCCCGAGCTGGAGGCGCAGGACCTCGGCCTTCGTCATGTAGCCGGACCCCGTCGAGGTGCTGCCCTCCGTGATGGTCTCGGGAAGCGCCACCACCACGACGTCGGAGACCGCCACGTTGTCGAACAGCACGGGGTCGACCTCGCCCACCCCCTGCTGGAGGAACCCGCTCCCCGTAATGCGCCCCGACTTGAGGCCTCCGCGCCGCACACGGGTCGAGTTCCCGAACACCGTCACGTCCAAGGACTCGGCCTCCTTGTCGACCGCCACCTGGTTCATTTGGCCGCTAAGGTCGTACCCCGCGGCGAACACCTGCGCGTCCTTCAGCACCACGGTCATGGCCTATCCCCCTCGTCTCCGCACTCCACGCACACCCTCCCGCCCGGCGCCCCCATGCGGGGGGCCTCGATCCAGGCGTGCCGGTGTGCCCCGTCGTCCTGCACCGCTGCGGGCTCCGGCGCTGGCGCGACCTCCAGCTCCCGCAGCAGGGCGTCGGCCCCCGCGACGATCGCCACGGCCTGGGCCCGGATCGCGACCAGTTGCTCGAGCGTCACGACGACGTCGCCGCGTCTCGGACGACCTGATAGTTGCACCCAACCACCGACCGGCCGCCGGCGTCGGGCCCGAGGTCAAATGGCGACTGCAGGGCCTGAACCCACCGGAGCTGCACTCCGTTCACCGCGCGGGCTGCGCCGTCGAGCGCGTAGAAGATGTCCCGCGCCCGCTTGAGGGCCGAGTCCAGGCGCGGGGCCCGCGCCAGGACCTGGACGCGCTCGACCTCCGCCAGCATCTGGCCCGCGGACGCCGCCATCGCGCGCACGGGCTCGAGCCCCCCGTAGTGGATCACGGCCACCGCCTCGTCCGGCGCGCTCGGGAGCATCCCCTTGAAGAGGTCGACCCCGAACGTCCCGTGCCCGCCCGTCGAGATCAGGTCCGCCACGTCATCGAGCAGCAAGCGCCTTGACCCCCCGCCTCACGTCGGCCGCCAGCCTCGCGTCCATGCCGGGCACCGCCTCGAGGAGCGGTTTCTCCAGATACTTGAGGGGCCGCAGCCCCCGCCGCCCGATCGCGCGCGCGAGCGGGTAGAGCGCGTCCTCCGGGATGCCGTGCCGGCGCGCCCAGCCTCGCAGCGCCTCGGGCGGCAGCATGAAGGGCGCGCGCCCGACCGCGGGGCCCGTCCCCTCGTGCACGTACAGCGCATAGCGCTGCGCCGCGCCCCCGTACCCAAGCGTCACCACGACCCCCAGGGTGTCGGCCTTCGGGGCCTGGACGTGCCCGCTCGCCCGCAGGACCCCCATGTCGACCGGCACGAACTCGCGCTTCGAGCGCGTCATGATGCGCTCGCCCTCGCGGTACAGGGCGGAACCCGCGAGCTTCGGGCCCGCTGCCCCGGCGCGCCTGAGCGCGGCCCGGAGCCTCTCGCTCCCCACCAGCACCGTCCTGGAGTCCGCCACCTACGCCTCCGGCCCGCCGTTAGCCGACCACTCGGGGTTGAGGCGCGTCGCCCGGCTCTCGTCGGCCCAGACTCCGCGCCCGAAGCCCCGCACGAACGCCCACATCGTGCCGGCCAGCGCCCCGGACTCCACGCCGCTCATCGGGTCCGCCAGCAAGCTCTCGTGGAACACGTCGTCCGGCACCTTCTTGTCCCGGACCTCGAGCCGCGACCCGTCGTCCAGCACCCAGTACCCAAACTGGTACGGGAAGTCGTGCACGACCGCGCCCCGGTTGCCGCGCCCGCCCGCCAGCAGGTACGCGAGCGGGGCGCGCGGGACCGACGCGAGGTCCGTCACGAACTCCGCCGGCACCAGCACGACCCGGCCGCCCAGCGCCTCGCTTCGGTACCGGAGGGGCGCGAGCGTCATCCAGACCGCGCGGCGCTTTGCCCACCCTACCTGCCGGATGTCGAGGTCGCTGAGGAACCCGCTCGCCACGGCTCTATTCTACCGCCCCGGCGCCCGGGGGCCGCGGTCCGGACGGTAGGGGCCTCACGCCAGATACGCCACGACGTGCGTCGCGCCGCGGTCGTCGGGCAGCCGCTGGACGTCCAGGAGCGCGGGGCGCCGCACCGTCTCCTCCGTGGAGCCGGCGTCCCCGGTCGAGAGCGTGACGCGGTCGTGGGCGTCGAGCGCCGGCGCGCCCGCGAAGTAGACCGTGCGGGTCGAGAGCACCTGCTCGCCCCGCAGGTCCCGCACCAGGCGGTGGCGCCCCACCACGCGGGCCCGGTGCGCCACGTCGTTCCCCCACACGGGCTCCCCGTAGTCGTCGGCGCAGGTCCGGCGCGCGACCCCCACAGTCTGGCGGCACAGGCCATCGAGCTCGGGCAGCACGCTCAGGCGCTCCGGACCCGGATCAGG